ATCTCAACAACCAAGAGCATTTGAAGTTTTAGGAAAACTTATAGAAACAAATGTTAAAGCAAATAAAGATTTGTTGGAACTACAAGAAAAAATAAGACAAATCAAAGAATTAGACATTACTCCTGAAGGTAAAGTAAAAACAATTAATAATAATTTATTTGTTGGAAGCACAGCAGAACTTCAAAAAGTACTAAAGAATATGAAGAATGAAGAATAGTGATATAGATGCTAAAGGTTATAAAGGTAATATTAATCTAAAGAGAATCAATCAAGAAATTGATTGGACTCCTGAACTTGTTCAAGAATATGTAAAATGCTCTGAAGACCCAGTATATTTTATTGAATCATATATGAAAATTATAAATGTTAATGAGGGTCTTGTAAACTTTAATCTATATGACTACCAAAAACAAATGATTCGTGGATTTCAGGATAATAGATTTAATATTATTACAACTGCTAGACAAGCAGGAAAAGCATTACCATTAGATACCAAAATTCCATCACCTAATGGATGGAAAACAATGGGTGATTTAAAAGTTGGTGATTATGTTTTTTCTGATAAAGGTATTCCAATAAAAGTATCAGCAATTTCTGATATTTTCAATAATCACGATTGTTATAAACTATATTTTGATGATGGTTCGACTGTTGTTGCTGATGCAGAACATTTATGGGAAGTTAGAAAACAAGGCAGAAACAAAACCCCTGTGGTTTTAACAACTCAAGAAATATTCGATGAATCTGCAACTTTCATTGACAGTAGAAATAAAGAAGTATCTAAATTTTCAATAAAAGTATCAGAACCAGTTCAATATCCAAAAAAAGAAATAAAAATTGATCCATATACATTAGGTGTGTGGTTAGGCGATGGTTCATCAGCAGACGGACGATTAACTTGTATTTTTGATGATTTATTGGAATATAAAAAATATATACCATATAGTTTTTCAGAATCACATAGAAAAGAAAATGATGGTATATATTTTGGAACTATGTATAACCTTTATACAGATTTAAAAAAATATAATTTATTAAAAAATAAACATATTCCATCAGATTATTTGCTTAATAGCATTGAAAATAGATTAGAACTTTTACGGGGATTAATGGATACAGATGGTTGGGTTGAGAAAAATGGTCAAAATTGTATATCTTTATCATATTCAAAATATCCACAATTAATTGAAGATGTTTACGAACTATTATGTAGTTTAGGATTTAAAGTTTTTAGAAAAGAGTATAAAAAAACAAATTCTGCTAGATTATATTTTCAGTGTCCTAAATCTAAATTTAAGATATTTAAACTTTCCAGAAAGTTAGATAAACAAAGAGAAGAAATAAAAGTATCATCATATATAAATTCTAGATTTATTAGAAAAATTGAAAAAGTAGAATCTGTTCCAACAAAATGTATAGTGGTTGAAAGTGATAATCATTTATTTTTGTGCTCAAAACATTTTATACCAACTCATAATTCTACAACCACCTGCGGTTTTATTCTTTGGTACATTATATTTCATTCAGAAAAAACGGTAGCACTTCTAGCAAACAAAGGTGATACTGCTAGAGAAATTCTTGGTAAAATTCAACTTGCTTATCAACATTTACCCAAATGGTTACAACAGGGTGTAACTGAATGGAATAAAGGTTCGTTTGAATTAGAAAATAATTCAAGAGTTATTGCTGCTGCTACATCTTCAAGTGCTATTCGTGGTTATGCTATTAACTTATTGTTTATTGATGAGGCAGCATTTATTGAAGGATGGGATGAATTCTTTACTTCTGTTTACCCTACTATTTCTTCGGGTGATGAAACTAAAATTGTTCTTGTTTCAACACCAAATGGTTTAAATCATTTCTATAGTATATGGGTAAATGCTGTTCAAAAAAGGAATCAATATAACTTTATGAAAGTTATGTGGCAAGATGTTCCTAATCGTGATGGTAAATGGAAAGATGAAACTCTTGCTGCAATGAACTTTGATATTGAAAAGTTTCAGCAAGAATATGAGTGTGAATTTCTTGGTTCATCTGGAACACTGATTGCTGGTTGGAAGTTAAAAGAACTTGTTCATATGAATCCTGTGTCTGACAAAGAAGGTCTTACACAATATAAACAAGCAGAAAAAGAACATGCATATATAACAGTATGTGATGTTTCTCGTGGTAAGGGACTAGACTATTCTGCATTTCAAGTTTTAGATGTTACATCTATGCCTTATCAACAAGTTTGTGTTTATAGAAATAATGCTATTTCACCTGTTGATTATGCTAGTATGATACATGGAGTAGCAAGAGGTTATAATGATTCTGCTGTTCTTGTAGAAATTAATGATATTGGCGAACAAGTTTCACATTCACTTCATTATGATTTAGGATATGATAATATTCTTTTTACTGAAAATGCTGGTAGAAGTGGTAAAAGAATTACAGGTGGATTTGGTAAAGGAGAAATAGATAAAGGTATCAGAACAACTAAAATTGTAAAATCTGTTGGTTGTTCTATATTAAAATTATTAATTGAACAAAATCAATTAATAATAAATGATTTTAATACTATTAATGAACTTTCTACCTTTTCTAAAAAAGGTAAATCATATGAGGCTGAACATAATAAACACGATGACTTGGTAATGTGTTTGGTTTTATTTGCTTGGTTATCAGATCAAGATTATTTTAAAGAATACACTGATATTAATACTCTTATGTCTTTAAGAGAAAAAACTGAAGAAGATATTGAGCAAGATTTAGCTCCTTTTGGATTTATTTTTGATGGGCGTGAAGATTTTTATGATGAATCTTTTGAAGAGATAAATCCAGATGCGTGGATGTTTAATGACTCGTTGAAAATCAACTTTTAATAAATACTAAAAAATATCGTAATCAATCCACGTAAAGGAGAATAAAATGCCATTTCAGTTAAGCCCAGGTGTTAATATTACTGAAATTGATTTAACAACTGTAGTGCCTGCAGTAGCCACTACAGATGGTGCCATTGCTGGTGTCTTTCGTTGGGGTCCAATTAAAGACAGAGTTCTTATTGATTCAGAAAATCTTTTAGTTTCAAGATTTGGTAAGCCAACAAATTTTAATGCTGAAACATTTTTTACTGCTGCTAATTTCTTAGCATATGGTAATAGACTATATGTTTCTCGTGCAGCAGATGTAGATGGTGCTACTCCACAAGTAGATAGTGTTGTAGCAAATACTTCTGCTTCTGGTGGTGCTGTTTTCACTGCATCAAATACAACTGCTATTTCTGTTGGTATGTATGTAACACAGACAAGTAATTCTACAGTTATTAACGCTACTGGTAAATCAGTAAATGTTACTGCAGTAAACTCTTCTTCATTTACTCTTAGTAAAAATGCAGCAGCAAACGATACAATATCAGTTTATTTTGCAAACCCAGAAACAACTTATACAGCTGTTGCTATTCAAACAGATTCTTCAAACGGTATTGTCTCAAACCTTGTAAATCAGATTGTTCTAAACGAACAAAGATATGATGATAAAGATGGACAGTTTGATGCTGATGTTCTTTATGTAGCAAAGTATCCCGGTAAATTAGGTAATGATTTAAGAGTTTCTGTCTGCGATGCTTTTGATGGGTTTTCTTCAAACATTGCACTTTCTAACTCAACAGTAAATACTGCAGTTGAATTTAGAGTTGGTTCAAATACAGCAACAATCAAGTTTGAAGGAACTTCAAATGCTTCTGCAGCTGCAGTAGCTGGACAACTTTCTGTTGGAGATCAAATCCTTACTGGTAACTCATCTATTTCAAAGCAGTATCTACAGTTAAAATCTAAGACTGTAAATTCTACATATGTTAATACTTCTGCAATTTCTATTTCGGGTGCAGTTGTAAATAGTGCTCTTGACTTTATCACCATTTCTTCTAACCCATATACAAATGGTGATATTGTTGTTTATGCAAATGCTGCTGGTAATGCAGAAATTACTGGTCTAACTAGTGGTGATACATATCACGTTGTTCAAGCAAACACAGCGGGTGTTAAACTTTCAACTACACCTTTTGGTTCACCAGTAGATATTTCATATGTTGCTTCTAATACTTCTGGAACTTTAACTGGTAATACAAATACAGTTGTTCTTGGATTTGAAGACCCATATAGACTAAGAAAAGATTTTGTTGACACCAAAGTTCAAAGATATTGGGAATTCTTTAATGTTATTGATACAGCACCAGGACAATCTGACTTTATGAGATTTAATGGTAATACTTCTGCAAATGATGAAATGCACGTTGTAGTTGTTGATGAAGATGGTGGTTTCACAGGAACACCTGGTTCTATTCTAGAAACATTTAAGAATATTTCTAGAGCATCTGATGCAGTTAATAATGATGGTGCTACAAATTATTATAAAGAAGTTATTAATGATGTTTCAAATTATATTTGGTGGGCAAAT